CTACCTCTCTGTCATCTACTTCTGTCCATGTATTTGTAGCACTATCATCAACTGGTGTCCATGTATTAGATACTGAATCATCTACTGGTGACCATGCTAATACTCCTGGAGTTCTTGCGACAATACTTAAATCAATACCAGTTGGTTCAACTATAGTTACTGGTGAACCAGTTGCATTCCCCTGAGATGATGTTACAGCTATGCCTGTGACTGTAGCTGTTACTCCTGGAACTGCTACAGCAGTGCCTATAGCAGAAGTTAGTGCTATGCCCGTTGGTGTGACAGTGACGCTACCAACAAATGTCTCTGTGCCAATGGCAGTCGATAATGATTGACCGTTACCTGTAAGGTCTACTATTAAATCACTTGTAAATGAAGCCGTTCCTTGATTTGAAGTAATAGCTATACCAGTTGGTTGCGCTATAACGGCACTTGTTTGTGTAACAGATCCTTGAGCTGCAGTTAATTCTATACCTGACGGTTGATTTACAACATCAATTCTAGCAGTGGCCGTTCCAACACTTGTTGTAAGTGCAGTTTCAGCACCTACAATAGTTGAGATTTCGCCACCAGCTTCTACTGAGTAAGGACCAATACTTTGTACATTGACTACAATACCAGTGGGTGTTGCAGTAATATCAGGTAAGAATACCGTAACTGACGCTTGTGTGGAACTAACCGCTATACCTGTAGGTACAACAGTAACATTTGAGAACGCTGTTTCTGTACCAATAGTCGTAGAAAGACTTTGGCCTGTAACAGAAACACTTACATCTTTAATACCCTGTGAAGCAAATGAATCTTCAGCAAATGTGGTTTTACCAAAAAACATAACGCTTTACCTGGCGTTTATTTTAAGTGATTCTTAAAATAGCACTTGTAGCGTTGTTAGTTGGAAATTGTACTGTGAATGTTCCTGATGTTGATGTTTTAACTGCTCCAAAATCCAAAACCATAACCGCAGCATTAGTATTAGTTGTTGCAGTAGTGTTTGAATTATATATCACAGCTGCTTGTGCTGAGATAGTAGCACTTGTAAAACTAATATCACTGAAGTCAATGAAGGATGTATTGTTTGTGGCAGCAGCACCTGTGCTTGTTAAGTTACCCCCACCTGCAGAGTAAGTGCCAGAAGCACTAACTTCTTGTGAAGTTGTATACGCAGTGGTTGTATTGCTTAATGAAGCAGAGCTACCATATAGAGCTAGTTTAAATTGATCGCCACCAGAGGATCGAAAGTCGTGTTCACCTTCCAACAACTCTTTCTTAAAGCTATCACATACCGCTTGTGTAATCGCCATGTTTATTTACCTCCTGGAGCCACTGATTGTAACGGTACACGCAGGACTCCATCTGCGTATTCGTCTCTACGTTTTCTACCCATTTGTGTGGTAGCTAAACCTTGTACAGCTTGATTGTACTTTTGATCGTATAATTGCACATATGTAGGATTTTTCAAGTATGAAAAGGCTTCAGCTACTGTGCTGTATATTAAAACTTCTGGAGCTGTATTAGACACAAAAGTGGTTGTAGTTGTGCCTGAAGTGCCATCACCTAATCTTTCTGGTGTTCGGTTATACCATAGCTCAACAGTAATAGCTGCATTGGGAGTAGGTGCTAATATTAAAGTGTTCTCATCCCAATTTGCATAATACCTAGGTGTGCCAGTATTATTGGCTCTATCCAAATTATACTCATCAATAAATGTAGTGTCTCTTTGTTCTAACCAAGCTCTGTCCGCATTTGCATCTACAACTTGCACACCCCTTTCAAAATCAAAGTCATCTGGCATTGTTAAAAAAGGACTGCCAATAGTTAAAGATGATGTAGCGAATTTTCTAAATGCATCTAAATCTAATTGTTTTTGTATCTTATTTTCTGCGTTTGTTATAAAAACATTAATTACAGCATTTGATAGTACCTCAGAGCCTACCTCTGTGTAGTTTCTAACATTATCTAAAAGTTCGCTATAATTCATAGTGTGTTAATTTGATTTCCCATTCCTGAATGTAACCTGCAGTAATAATATAGTGTCGGAGCTCCAATTGCTACTGATATTTCTAAAGCTCTTGTTGTTGCTGCAGAATACTGACTGTCGTAATCAGATTGACTTACAGCAGAACCATCTATTTTGTAAGTGACACCTGTTTCATACGGAGACCCCCCTGAGTGTGTTCCCCCAGAAGTGGTACTTAGATAAAATGGGTGCCCGTCAACTGTATTGTCACTTAGGTTAAATATGTAGTCTTGACCCTCATTTATAAATAACACCGATCTTTCAACACCATCAACATAAAATGCATTACCTCCACCTGTTTTGCCAGCAACTGTAATAGTAAATGTTACAGTTTCTGACTCAGTAGGAGTATTAATTTTATTACCCATTGCAGAGTGTAACTTACAATAATAGTAAAGTGTTGGTGCTCCCGTAGCCACAGTAATTTCTAAAGCTCTTGTTGTGGCAGAGGAGTATTGACTATCATATGTTGATTGTGATACTTCGCTACCATTAATTTTATATACAACGCCAGTAGAGTAGATTGACCCTCCTGAGTGGACACCATTTGAAGTCGTACTTAAATAAAAAGGATGCCCATCGACAGTATCGTCACTTAAATTAAATATATATTTTCTGCCTTCAACTAAATTTAATAAAGGTGCTTCAAGACTATCAAGGTAAAATGCATTACCACCACCTGTCTTACCCGCTACAGTAACCGTAAATGATTGTATTACAGACGTGTTTATTGTAACTATACCTATTTTTGATTGCACAATAAGTTTTTTGTGTGGAGTTTGAGGCACCATGCTATTTGAATCTGTAGGGTTTGAACCATCTGCAGGTGATGTGCTTTGTCTCGTTGTAAGGAATGCACTGTCTCCAGGTTCTCCCAAAAAAACTGTCATAGGCATTGGTTGAGCAAAAGTATTAAAGGTAGCATCATCAGGTCCTGTAGGACTATCGTCTTTTAAAATACTGTTTGATTCAACACGAGGATCTTGTAAAGCCTCCGGATCTGGTGGATGATAAGGTGGATCTAATTGCGGATGCTTTGGTTCATAACACTCAGGACATGTAAATAAACCATTCCATTCTTTTTTTAAATCTTGATATTTGTATTCTTGACCACAACGATCACATATTGCTCTTGAAAAACGACCTGATGCAAATGCCATATCTTACCCCGATGGATAAAAGTTTTGTGGCACAATATTTACAGACGTTGATTGACTATCTTCTGTTAAGGCTCTTTGTAACTCTGCCTCGTATCTTCTCTCTAATTCTTGTGATCTTTCAGGTGCAACTTCTTGTGCTGTGTAATAAGCTAAACCAGATACTAAACATGGCAAAAATCTAAAAGGTGCATCAGCAGTATTTGTATAAGCTCCAACATCTTCTATTCTACCAACATAGAAAAAATTAATTTTTGTGCCTGTGGTATTTGGTGTTAAGTATAATTTTATTTTTACTGCAGATAATTCTCTTCTAACGTAGTATTGACTAGGTGTGCCTTGAGAATTTTTATTTGGTAAATTTTCATATTCAGATCTTGATATTTTAGTCATGCTAGTATCAGTATCTCCATCCGAACTTCTAAACACCACTTCTAATATATCTGATGCATCAGATGGTGCGGTATATTCAGTCTGACCTGCAGTTAAATTTTGTGTATGGTTTTTGATTTTCCAAAGATGTATACCTCGGTTACCCCATTCAGAGAATAATAAATTAAGATTATCTCTTGCTGCTGACAATTCATATCCAGTCCTTATTTGTGTGCCACATCTTGCGTATGCACGCTCAATAAGTCTATCAATGCTTAGATCAAATGCTGTTGTTCCCGAGGTAGCCATTTGCTATTTTTTTCTTCTTTTTTTCATAGCTTGTTTTTTTGCCTTACCGCCTCTTTTCATGGGGACAGGTTTACCGCCTCGCTTCATGGCTTGTTTTTTCATTTTCATACCTGGCATGTTTTTTCTCCTTTTTAAAAAGTTTTTCGTACTCGTCTTGCCTCGTTTTTACGACATCATCGTAATACTCAGCCGGCCA